TTTCCCCATGATCGATGCAGTCGATACCGCCACCACTACCGCAAGCTGGACCGAGAGTGCGACGTCTCAGGCCGTGACCACCGAGCAGCAGCCCGCTGCCACGGAGCAGGGCCAGCAGCAAGCCCAGCAGCAACAGCAAGAGCAGGCCGCCAAGCCTGCGCCGCCGGAAGCCTACGCCTTCTCCAGCTTGCCCGAAGGCTACTCCATCAGCGAAGAGCAGCTGGCCGCATTCTCGCCAGTGCTGAAGGAGCTGGGTCTGACCCAGGAACAAGCCGACAAGCTCGTCGCGTTCGACGCCCAGCGATCCCTGGCAGCCCAAGAGGCCAGCCAGCAGCAGGCCGTCGAGTTCCGCAACAAGCAGGTCGGCGAATGGGAAACCGCTCTGCGCAGTGACGCCGTGTTCGGCGGCGCCAACTTCGACGCCAACGTCGCGGTAGCGCAGCAGTTCCTTACCGACTTCGGATCCCCTGAGCTTTCCGCCTTCCTCGCGGAATCTGGCCTGGGATCACACCCCGAAGTGGTTCGTATGTTCCACAAGGCAGGCAAAGAGCTGGGCGAGGGCAAGCTGCACCGCACCACCACCGAAGTGCCGAAAGCCGAAATGACCATCGTTGATGCCTTCAAGTAAGGCCAAGGAGTAACAAGTGGCAATCCTCACCTCTACCATGCCCACGCTGATCGACAAGTTCAGCCGGGAAGACAGCACCAAGAAGATCATGAAGATCGTCGAGCTGATGGCAAAGCAGAACGACATTCTCATGGACGCCGAGTACATGGAGTGCAACGACGGCTCCAAGCACAAGACTACCATGCGCTCGGGTATCCCTGAGCCGACCTGGCGCATGTTCAACCAGGGCGTCCAGCCAAGCAAATCGACCACCGTCCCGGTGCTGGACACCACCGGCATGATGGAAGACTACGGCCTGGTAGACAAAGCGCTGGCTGACCTGTCCGGCAACGCCGACGCGTTCCGTGCCTCCGAGAACCTGGGCAAGCTGCAAGGCTTCAACAACAAAGCCTCCCGCTACATGTTCTACGGCAACTCGCAGACCGAGCCGCAGGCCTTCCTGGGCCTGACCCCGCGCTACAACTCGCTGGCCGCAGAATCGGGTCGCAACATCGTTGATGCTGGTGGCACTGGCTCCACCAACACCTCGATCTGGTTCGTGACCTGGGGCGAGCTGACCACCCATCTGCTGTATCCGAAGGGTAGCGTGGCCGGCTTCCAGCACCGCAACCTGGGTGAAGACACCGTCAAGGACGACGTAGGCGGCGAGTTCCAGGCCTATCGCGACCACTTCAAGTGGGACATCGGTATGTCGGTTCGTGACTGGCGCGCAAACGCCCGCGTGGCGAACATCGATGTCACCACCTTGACCTCGGACGCGGCGACCGGTGCCAAGCTGATCGAGAACATGATCAAGGCCTACTACCTGCTGGATAACCCCATGCAGGGTGAAGGCAAGACCGTGATCTACGCCAACCGCACCATCCAGACCTTCCTGCACCTGCAGGCGATGAACTCGAAGAACGTCAACCTCACCCTGGGCGAGTACGCCGGCCGCAAGATCCCGGAGCTGCTTGGCATTCCGATCAAGCGCTGCGACGAACTGCTCAACACCGAATCCCGCGTGGTTTAAGGAGATCATCATGCTTTTCGACAAGAAGCTGCTCATGTCGAACGCCCAGGCGATCACCGCCTCGTCGACTTCGACCGACATCATCGACCGTGGCGACCAGAAAGACGTGGGGCGCGCCGGCGATATCCCGCTGTGCATCCAGGTGGTCGAGGCGTTCAACACCCTGACCAGTCTGACCATCGAGATGCAGGCTGACGACAACTCGGCGTTCAGCTCGCCGCGCAGCCTGTTTTCGGTGGTGGTGCCGCTGGCTGACCTGAAGGCTGGCTACCAGACGCCGATCATCACACTGCCGCAGAAGACCGAGCGTTATCTGCGCATGAACTACACCGTTACCGGTACCGCGCCAACTACTGGCAAGGTCACTGCCGGCATCGTCGCAGGGGTACAGACCAATGGTTAATCGCTATCGCGTCACTGAGCGCTCTTTCATCAACGGCGCGCTGCTGGAAGTTGGTGCGGTCGTCTCGCTGATGATCGACTCGCCAGGCTCCAACCTTGAACTGCTGGATCCTCCAGCCGACACCAGCGGCGGCCAGAGCAATACGACTGCTGCCTTCGCGCCAAAGCACAACGGTGGTGGCCGCTGGATCGTTGTTGACGCGTCTGGCGAGAAGGTTGGCGAGTTCATTGGCGCCAGCAAGGAAGAAGCGCAGGCCGAGGCCGATCGACTGATTGCGGGTGGCGAGCCACTGGTTAAACCA